AGAACCAGCATTTTGTTGTGAAGTGAGTTTAGATGCTTGAGTTGAATAATACGCAAATCTATCAACAAGGTAATCCCCATTTGCAGGAGTAACACTAGCACCAGCATTTCTTTGGTCAATCACCATGTTTCCGTTCAAAATTCTGTTCTTCATTAGGGTTGCATTTCCTGCCCCTAAACTACTTCCAGCGACACTAGTGCCTATCTGGTCAGCATTAACGATGCCATAGCTCATTGTTGCTCCTTGCGTTGTTTGTGCCAAGCTGTAACTGCTTCGCTAATCTTTTGTTTATCTTCATCTGTATAAACTCTTTTAGCCCTTGCTTCACGCATTTTGGCTTTAGTTTCTTCCGACATTTTACGACCTTTGTTAGGGTGAACTTCAAAAGATGCAGCACGAGCCTTTTGGCTTGCGGACATTTTAGCTTTGGTTTCTTCGCTATGTGGTATGCCTTTTGTTGGGCATGGTCTGCCCTTCATTATTTCAGACAATTTCCGCTTACCTTCTTCAGGATAAACTTTACCTTTATTAGGTGATGGCAAATTTAAGCCTTTACGCCAACCACGATGACCTTTAAGTGCCATGCTATGTTTGCGTCTGCGTTCTTCTGTCCATGTAGAGCCTTCAGAACCGCCCAATTCAATGTTATAGCCGTTAGGTACTAATGTACCCATTACATTAATCCAAAAGCGTTCTATGTAGTTTAAAGTGGCTCTATTGTTGATTCCTGAGCAGATTGGCTCATAACTAAACTTATCTTTGCCATGTAGCTTATATGCTTTAAGCAATACCCTGCCATGCCCTAGCTTATTGCTAGAGTTAATAGTTTGACCGACATATTGCTTGCCGTTCACACTATTGGTTACAAGGTAAACATGAGCCAACATTATTTAAGTTGCTCCGCAGTAGGCTGTGGCAAGGATGGATGATTCCAAGACTTGATATAGTCTCCAGCACCATTAGAATCATTCTGAAGTGTGATTACAGTTAAGAAATCCTGTTGTGTAAGGCTAGGATATAGAGCCATGATTTTGTCGTATAACATTATGCAGCCCTTACTAAAACACCAGAAAATGTAGAATTTTGTTGAAATTGCGGAAGTGTTACTCCTGCGTTATATCCGTAAATTTCCAAATAATCCGTACCATTTAAATAAACACAAATACTTAATGTGCAACCAATTTGTGATGCAGAGCCAGTAATAAAATATAATATCGGATTGCTATTTGCCAAATAAACGCTACCATTTTTATATAAAGTAGTATAAGCAAGATTAATGGCAGACGATGAAATACAATTAACCATTGAATTAATTTGATAATACCCTGCAACTAAAGGCTGAAATCTATAATTTGTTGTTGCGTCATAAGCCGTAGAGGTATCAAATTGTTTAGTATTAAATGCAACTTTTGTAAGAGTTGATGTAGAAATTGTTTGCGCAGAACTTAAAGAAGCACTAAACGCTGGCATATTACCGCTAACCATTACTGTGCCAGTAGCAGCAGGAAGGGTCGCTGTGTTTGTTCCTGCGGCAGAAGGTACGGTCAATGAAACTTGACCTGACGAATCCCCTGAAATTACGATTGAACTCATTGATTATCCTTAATTTTCTCTATTTTATATCAGAAAATAACCCAACGCTGACCACTTGGGACTGTGATTGTAGCCCCTGCATCAATCGTTATAGGGCCAATACTTGAAGCGTTTTTACCAGATGGCAGAGTATAACTTGTAGTGACTTCAACACCGTTTTCAACGAATACTTGGTCGTTTCCGCCACCAGTTGCACCACCACCAATACTTCCCCAACTGCCGTTATATCCTTCGAATGTATTGTAGTCGCTGTTATAGCGAATTTCTCCATTTGCAGGAGTGCCTGGGCGTTGTGCGGTAGTTCCTACTGGTAATAGTAAAAATCCTGTAGAAGTAATGCTGACATTACCTGTAAAAGTAGGGGTTTGAAACTGGGTATATTCCACAGCGTTACCTGCGGTGGTCGCTGCGCCCATATTGGTGACATTAAATCCACCAAGCTGTAAAGAACCAGTTAAAGGCGTTTGACCATCGGCAGATACGCTCTGAGTTAATGAGTTTGCAATGTCAGTAAGGGTCGTATTAGCCCATGTAGAGCTAATCGTTGTGCCTGTGACAACAGGATTTCCTGCTGGAAGTGAATATACACCGCTACCGTTTCTACTCATTTGCTTGTCCTCTTAAAGCATTTACCGCATTAACACCGCCTTGTGTAAATAATAACCGAGCTAAATTTGCTTGTTCAGGCGAAACAGTTGCTTCTAAAGGCTGTCTGCCAGCCAACTTCATTAATGCGGCAGCTTTTCTTGGGTCTAATAAAGTTTCTGCCATTTCGGAAGTAAGGCGTTTATTTGCTGCGCCATACGCAATATCTTTAACTCTTGCGCCAATATTTCCGACTGTTTCGGCAAGACCACGCCTTCTAAGTAAGTTAGGAAGGTTTACCTCTTGAAGCATATTATTATAAGCCAAGTTTTGCATGGTATTTGAGCCAACTCCACGACCAGCAGTATTAGCAAAATCAGTACGCATCATGTCATCTTTAATAGCTTGCAATCTTGCTAATTGCGCCTCAGATAACAAACCTTCTTTTTTGGCTTTTTCTAACTCATTAGAAAATCTATTTAAATAGGTAGAATAATCGGTGCTTTTGGTTGATTTTTCTGCAATATTGGAAATTGTCTGTAATTGCTCAACTGGCTTAGATAGCCTTGCATAAGTCTGTCTAGCTTGTTTATATTCAGGGCTGACCGTTTCAATAAAACCTAACAATCTATCTTTGGCTGCATTTAAACCATCTAATTCAGCACTTTTTGCACCACCGCCATCTCTTTCAAGTTTAGCTTTAACAGCATTAATTTGCTCATCTAATGCCATTTTTGTTTCGTGCAAGCCTTGTAATGAACCGTTAGGATTGCCGATGTCATACCCTTTATTTAAAGCATTTTCTTTAGCTTGAGCCATTGCTCTTTTAATTGCTGGAGTTTGTGCTAAAGAAGCAACATCTTTTTTTAATTCTGGAGTTAATTCCGAAAAATCCATTGCTGTATTTAATGCTGGCGTGTAAAGCTCATCACCAATTTTTGACCTTAAATTTTCATATTTAGCCATTCTTGTTGGAGATGCAATATTTTCTAAAGCGTTTGTTCTAGCAGCAATATTCTGTGCTTGGCGCTGTGCCAAAGCATTGGTAGCTTCAGTAGATGAGTTTAATGCTGCTCTTTGCATTGCAGCCAAACTTGGTATTCCAGCAGCTTCCCCAACTGTAGGCAAAGAACCTGGTACTAATTCTTTAGCATTTCTAAGGTTTTCAATAGCTTGTTCAGCGTCATTTCCAGAAAATTGACGCAATGCACGACCTAAAATTAAATTTCTGCCCGCTTGATTAAATGGTTCTAAAGCTGCTTTTCCTGCGCCATAAACAGTATTGGCAACTTTTCCAATAACAGGAGCAACGCCACCAAAAGCTGAACCAACACCAGTATTTAATAATTCTTGTCTTAATAAATCTGCTCCAGTTTTGCCAGTTTCTTCAGGTGTTAAAGCCCCTTGAGCAGCTCCAACGGCAGCGCTTTGAACATAAGGGCTTAATTTAGCAAAACTAGGAATCATTCCGATTCCTTTAGACATTGCTGAAGCTGGCAATATTGCACCAGCTACACGACCAATTCCATAAGAAGCAGGGTTTTCTTCGCTATAAACATCAGCTTGTTCACTCAATCTTTTCGCTAATTGACTTGTGCCTAAATTTCCATTAGTTACTAGTTGAGCAGCAGCAACAGCAGGGTCAATAAATGATTTCGTAGCTCCAGCCATTGCAGACTCTAATGGTCTTGGGGTTGGCAAAACATTGGTTCGGTCAATACCTTGTGGACGACCTACAGCAGCTCCACCTCCAGTTTCACCAAAAGCAGTATTTAAAGGCATACCCTCAGGGCTAGTAACTTCTACACTAGCTTTTGGTTGGTATAGCTTTTGTGCTTGTGCAATAACATCATCATGAGAAGCTCCAGAAGGGCCTTCTAAAGTTATTTCTTTACCATCAGGAGCTGTAACGATATATTGAGCCATTATTTCACCGTTTTAACAGACCATCCACCTGCTGATGGAATACTTAATTGTTCATTAGCGTTTGCTGGTGTTTTTGCAGCTTTTGGTGGGGTAGTTTTTAATTCTAAACCTTGATATGGGTCATAAATAATGTTTTCTGGATTTACTCCATATCTGCCAGAAATATCACCATAATACTTAGCAACATCGGCAAACTGTTGTTTTTGACTATTGACCAAATCACCAGCAGATTGAGTAAACTCATTGCGCTGTTGAGGAGTTAATCTTTGACCGTTTAATACACGATT